GCCGCCGGTAGCCACTGCCGCCAGCACACTGATGATCAGATTATTGAACATGTCGATCAGGGATACGCCGGAGACCGCCGCCTCGCCCGCCGAAGAGATCATGACGGTATCTGCCATGCCCACAGTGATTGCCAGTGCCTGTTCAAACAATAAAGGAATAATCAGTTTTTTCAGATCATCTTTTGAAAATAGTTTTGTTTTGCTTGCTTCCATTTCTTTTTACCCGGTTATTTATCCATTCGATACAATTTCAGGGAATTGTCCCATGCCGCCTTGCGCACTTCTTCCTCTGTGATCCCCTTGATCTGCGCCATGGCAGCGATCACATAAGGAATGTTCAGGGAGCTATTGCGTTTGCCGCGGTTCGGTTCCGGCGCCAGATATGGGCAGTCCGTCTCCAACACGATGCGGTCCATAGGAATATATTCTACCGCTTCCTTCAGCTTCTTTGCATTTTTAAAAGTCAGCACGCCGCCGATTCCAAAGTAGAATCCCATATCCAGGAAAATCTTCGCCGTCTCCTTCGTATAGGAATAGCAGTGAATTACGCCGCCGATCTCCTCTGCGTGCGCCTCCGTCATGAGATCCACGGTATCCTTCGCCGCATCCCGGGAGTGAATGATAACAGGCTTTTGGATCTCACGCGCCAGGTCCATCTGCCGCAGGAACCACTTCTTCTGTGTCTCATGGTCCGGCTCCGGCCAGTAATAATCCAGTCCGATCTCTCCCACCGCCAGGCATTTCTCTTTCTGGCACTGTTCCTTCAGCCAGGAATAAGATTCCTCCGTCAGTTCCGCGGTCTCACTGGGATGTACGCCGATAGCTCCATATATGTAATCGTACTGCTCCATCAATTCTAACACTTTCCGGCAGGATGTCAGGCTCGCACCCACATCCACCATCCGGGCAATGCCCTGCCCCGGCAGCGCCGCCAGAAGCTGTTCTCTGTCTTCGTTGAATGCATCATCATCATAATGCGCATGCGTATCAAATATCGCAGTCATATAAAATCTCCTCACAGCATATCTATGCAAAAAAAGAACCGTCCCCGGAGCTCCTAAGTCTCCAAAAACAGTCCTCTTGAGTGCACCGCCAGGGGCTCGAACCCTGGACACCCTGATTAAGAGAAAAGGCTTCCAAGGGATATTTTAAGTCGTTTTTTAGCGGTTTACGCTACGGGAACCGTGTGATATAATAGGCTTGCTGTTGACTCTTTCCAGCAGGAAGGAGGTGAGCGTCTTGGAGTTATTAGTCTCTTTTATTATCTCCGTCATAGCAAGTGTAGTCGGCTACTACATATGCAAATGGCTGGACGGTGATGAATAGCAACAGTCAGCCTAGCAACAAAAAGCCCCGGGGTAGCATCCCGGGGTTTTCTGCGTCTTGAAGTTAGACATTAGTCTCTCTTTGGCTAAGTTCAATATAACACGGGTTCCCGAAGTTGTAAAGAGAAATTTGTCGGACAATTATTTCTCTATTTCTTTCCAGGATGATTCTACAAAGTCCTCATATCGCAGATCTTTGTCTGCAGGATCTTTTGTGTTCAGTGGTCGCATATTCCAGTTATTTTTGATAACCGGCTTTCCTGTTCCCTTCTTCTTATTCCGTTTCCTGGTGCTAGTAGTCGTTGTTTGGGACTGATCTGTCCTGATCTTAAATACCAGGTACCCAAACATGACAATTAAAATTGAAAACATCATTGCTATTGCATCATTCATAGTGATCCCCCTTTTATCTATGGTGTTTTATCCAAGCTTGGAAGCTGATGACTCTAGCTCCGTGCTCTCACTCTCCGCTGTTCGTAAGATACTACGCTTTCCTCGATCATCTGCTTTGCGGTAGTAATCTATAAGCTGCTGCTCCTCTGGTGTCAGTTCTTCAGGCTCCTTTCCAGCAATTATATACTCCATGCTTTTCCCAAGTATTTGGGATAATTTGTACAATGTCGTTGCGTTAGGAATTTGTCCGTTCTTATAGTTGCTGATATTATTTTTGGATATTTCCGCTAATTCTGTAAGTTTCGCATTGGAAATTCCCGATTTTTCAATTATTTCTGTAAATCTCTTTCCAAACTCCGGATCTATCATTTTTCCTCTTTCTCCCAATAAAATGGGATATATTTGTTGACATTCCCAACTATTTGGGATATATTGTATTTGTAGGACAAAATTCATCCTACTAAAGTATATATACCTTAAATTGTAGCACAAACGCGCGCATATTAAAAGACCGGTGATGATAAGCCCTGTGTGGAGTCGATCCGGGTAAGAAGGAGGTAATTTGATGTTCATTGATGTTCAAGTAAATTATTATCGGACTAACCGCATTGTTTCGGTAGATGCAAATACTTTACGTGTAGAAATGGATCGTCTGCGGTCGGATCCCAGCATACTTTATTATGAGCTGGTCGGTACTACAGATCAGGGTCGTTTACTGATCCGCACTTCTGTGAATGCGGAGGAGATTCTGGATCTGTATGATACATATATGGATCAGGCAGAGGAAAAGCGCAAAGCAGCCTGTGGCGGTCAGCTCTCTTTCGAGGATATTCTAGGAGGTGACAGCAGTGCCGGATGATCTGATCAAGAAGTCGATCCGTCTTCCGGCAGACCTGGACGAGTATGTAAACAGCCAGAAGGGCACGACCTGGACAGACAAGCTCTGCCGGATCCTGGAAGAATACCGCTCCGGTGACGAGACCAGAACGGAAGAATTGGCTTACTATGAAAAACTCATGGCAGCCAACCGGAAGAAGATCCAGGAACAGGACAGTCAGATCTATACCGTCGCCCGGTCACTGGATCACCTACACCGTGCCCTTGAAGACCTTAACGCCCTGCCCTTCACGTAACCCCGGCGTCTGTCTGTCAAGCGGAACGTGGAATACCGGAACCGCCGCTCTTGCGGTGAGGATATGCCGCGAAAGCCGCTTTACAGACCCGCTCCCCCGACACTTCCCCGCCAGGGGAACAGGAGCCGCCCTTGCTGCTGTTTCCCTGCGCCTGTCACGCAGTGGCAACGGGTCCAGGGACTGGTCCCTGGTCGCCAGCGGGGCGAAACCCGTCCCCCGGAGGGGCACCCGGACAGCCATAGAAAGGAAGATCCCTATGTCACAGTCAACCGTACCTGATACTCCGGAGTGTCTCACAGATTCTTCGTTTTGGAATGAAAACAAGCAGTCTTTTCTGGACTGGCTCCGGGAACGTCATAATTATACACCGCTTACGATCAAGCTGCTCTGTAAGCAGACCGGCGGTGATTACAACAAAGTCATGAGCTGGTACCGACAGCGCTACCGCTATGAAAATGATAGAAAACAATATCTTATTAACACTAACCCTTTTCTGAAAATGGAGGAAAATCAAAATGGCTAATGTAACCTTAACAAACAAAGCAAAAATCGTGATCTTATTCGCTAACCAGTACGACATGAAGGACGAAACAGGCGACAAGCTCTCCGGATGCTCAGTGCATTACATGTTCTGGGGTGAAGACGGTGAAGTTCTTGCATCTGAGGTTCAGTATGATCCTACCAAGCCGGTAGGCGTACAGCGTGCAAAGTGTTCTGTGGACTCTGTGTTGCGTAACAAGATCGTAGTAGCTCCTGGGCTTTATGAAGGTACTTTCGAGATGATCGTAGGCGCCGATGGTAAACCTGTCAACCGCCTGCGTGATGTTGCCTTTATCTCCCATTTGGAGATCAAGCCGAAGGTTCTTCCCGGCTTTGTAGTCCAGGGCATGATCCAGCCGGAGACCGCTCCGGAAGCTAAGGAGCCCGGAAAGGCTGCTAAATAATGGACGAGGTTGTGACCGCCTCCCCCGGGGAGGATTCCCCTTTACATACAGAAGCTGACACGGTCTACCTTCCTGTCACCGTATCCGGTGGCAATGCGGAAGTGATAACCGGCAGCGATACCGGTGAAGGTGCTGCGGTAGATTCTCCGGAAGGCAACAGTCCCTACACTGTTGTCTTCTCCGCAGATGCACCGGACTATTCCGAAGTTCTGCAGATGATCCATGAGGATCTCCTGCAGACGAATCAATATCTGTCAGAACAGGCTGATACCCTGGCAGAACAGCTTGCAGTCTCCCAGGATCAGACCGTCAAGATCCAGGAGAACACGCTGATGATATCTATATGCCTTGGCATCATTGCCGGGATGCTTATCATGCTGGGCCTGTGGAATGGGAGGAAATGATGGATATTTTTACTTACGTGTCTATTGCATCGCAGTGTATGATCATCGGCGCCGTCTGTGAATGCATAGCTATATTAACGGGATATGTATGTTTCTTCATATTCCAGCTCATAGAAGGAGGAAAATAATATGCCTTTATTAACTGTTACTGCTCTTGCTGAAGCTGGTGCAGCTGCATCTTTCGATGTTGCCGCTATCATGCGGGCTGCTGTTACCAGCGTTCAGGCTGACATGTTCAAGGTTCTGGGTATTGCGGTACCCGCTGCTGTCACCATTATCGGTGCCGGTGTTGCTGTCAGATATGGTATCAGATGGCTGAAGTCTCTGAAGAGTGCTTAAAAACTGAATAGTCTCTAACCGGGAAGGGTGAGGAGCTGAAGCTTCCCGCCCTTTTTTGGTGCTGTCGGACAAAATTGCTGCAGGTTTGACTCTGCAGTGTGACTTTTGTAGGACAAATTTTGTCGGACAAAATTGCTGCAGCACGCCGGAGATCTCCGGGACTTTGTAGGACAAGAAAGGTAAAGGTGGAAATGGTAACTTATTTTGATGAGAAACACTGCAGGGAATACGAATGTATCTTTTACGATCCGGATGTTATTCTCTGCTGCAAAAGAAATTTTAAAGATCCTGCTGATGGCATGGATGCCTGTTGTGAACCTCCGGATGTTCGGGATGATGGCTTTCATGCTTTGTTAGATAAGAATTTTTCGGAGGGGGGATAACTATGCAGAAAAGAATATCAGCGCTGTTGCTCGCCATGGTCATTGTGATCGGCAGCGTGCTGGGTGGGAATACATTGAAAGTTAAGGCTGCATCTGTCGCAGTTAGTGAAGAATTTGCCGTGGAGCTGACCATGATGCTCTATAATCTTCTGGAAACTGTTGCTATATCTTCCGGCATCAAGGACGGACTGGATGATTACGAATCCGGATCCTCGCTTTATGATGCTTTTATTACATCTGTGGAAAGCATGGCTGAACCGCCTTTCTATGATACCATCATAACGATGCCGGATGGTTCCAAGATGACTGTAAAAGAAGCTATGGACGCTGTTGATTCTACGCTCGGAAGTAATGCTTTGAAACTGCCGACTTCTGAAACGTTTGCAAAGTACCGGGTAATCTCCGGGACAGGTGGCAACGAGCCGGATCCGACTCCTACTCCGTCCTCTGATCCAGATAGCACTCCGGTGCCTGATACTGGGTATAAGGATCCTTTTTCATATATTCAGGATGTGCTGGTTGCTGGTACGCTTGTCTCAGCTATGGCTGGGTTCTTTGCTGACGTATATCAAGGAAATGTGACCGGAATCGATCCTGTAGCTTACTATTATCCTGATAATGCTTTCTATTTTTCTGATTACCATATGAATGCAGATGGTACTTTTACTCCTAAAGGTTTTTTAAAATCAGTAAATCCAGAAGACACTTATCTTTATAGTGTTTCCGGAAATCTTGATGGAAAAATTGTCGGTTATTTAGATACAGCCATTCCGCGTGAAGATCAGCGAATAATGAATTTCAAGCCTTATGCTTTGCCTTCTTTTTATAGCCGTTATGTTAATGGTAATTGTGTATATACTGGCCCGTCCAATTATAAAAGTTATATTTATTTTACTAACTTTAGTCTTAATTTTCCCGTGTTTGAAACAGAAGCGCAGGCTGACGCTTTTTTAAAAACCGGTGATCTTACAGGTCTTTTGAATGGTGAAGCCTACGACTTCCCGGATCTTGCAACTTCGACAGCAGAACGGCTGCAGCCTCTCACCGGCTATGAGTTTGCTCCGGGGCGGCTCCCTGGAATCAACGCTGCATTGTCTACGGCTGCCGCAGCTCTACCGGAACCGGGACTTGATCCGGCAGAAAATACAGAAGCCTATAAGAATGCTCTGAATGCTGCCCTGACTGCAGCCTTGCCGGAGCCAGCACCGGAACCCGAACCGGAGCCTGATCCTTCTCCGGATCCCGGCACTGACGGAGAGGGAGAATCTTACAAGAGAGATCTCCGGCTGATCTTCCCTTTCTGTATCCCTTTCGACTTTATACATTTTATTAAGGCGCTGTCTGCTGATCCGGTGGCTCCCTGCTTTAAGATCCCGATCAAACTGGACTCCCTGGGAATAGATATGGTCCTGGAGTTAGATCTTGCCTGGATGGATCCGATTATGGAGATCTTCCGGCTGGGGGAGCTTGGCTGCTTTGTGATCATGCTCATGGCTTCGACAAAGAAAATGATAGGATGGTGATTTTATGGCAGATATGCAGGCTTTACTCAATGGATTTTTAGATTTACTGATGAAAGCTTTCCCGACTTCTCCCTTTGCTGACACAATCGAGAAGTTCAGCAAGCTTCCCTATCTTGGTTATATTAACTGGTTTGTTCCTGTTTCTGAAATGGTCGCCATTGGCTCTGCCTGGCTGCTCGCCATTGGTGTCTATTATATTTACTCGATCATTGCCCGCTGGGTGAAGCTGATCGAGTAGCTGATAGAAATGAACTATTTTTTATAGGTTACTTAGAATTTAAATATCAATATCGGAGGACAGTTTATAATATGAAAAGTAAATATACAGTAGTAGGTGATTTCAGACAACCTCATAAGGATTGTGAAGGTGAAACATTAACAGACTTGTCTTATAAAGATGCTGTGAGAATTGCAAGTGAATGGAAAAAAGAGAAAAAATATAAGAATGTTTTCTATTTCAAACAAGACTAAATTATATTTTGTGAAAAAGGGGGAATATTATGATATCTTTGTACTCCGGAACTCCTGGATCCGGTAAGAGCTGCCATGCTGCCAGGGAGATTGCTCTCCGGCTGCAGCGTAAGGATTCCGTGGTGATCGGTAACTTTTACTTTAACACAAAAGCCGTAAAGAAATGTAAAGGCGTATATCTTTATGTCCCGAACCATCGTCTGGATCCGGACAGGCTGCTCCGGTTCTCCCGCCGTTTATCAAAGCATCTCGGCCGCAGGCTCCGGGAAGGAGAGGTTAAGATCTACATAGACGAGGCGCAGCTGCTCTTTAACTCCAGGGAATACTCTTCCCCGGATCGGCGTGCCTGGCTGTCCTTCTTCTCCCAGCACCGTCATTATGGCTATGACGTGATCCTGCTCGCACAGTTTGACCGGATGCTGGACAGACAAATCCGGGGACTGATCGAATACGATTTCGTACATCGTAAGATCTCCAACGCCGGAAAGATCGGTGCTGTGCTTGGGTTCCTAAGCCGGGGGAATATGTTCGTATGTATTAAAAAGTGGTATCCCATGAAGCAGACAGTGGATTCCAACTTCTTCTGGGCGAAGAAATCCGTCTATGAGCTCTATGATTCCTACAATCATTTTGAGTTAATTGACGAAAAAGTGAACAAAAAAGAGGTGCAGCGCATGAGACGGATGAGCGGGGTTTGAGGGGCCCCGCGAAGCCGGCGCAGGCGCTGGCGCCACGCCCTGTAATACGTGGTCTCAAAAACCATTGTCCGACACGGGGAAACGTGCTTGTATTCTGATAAAAGTGGCAAAAAAATAATTTCCCCGAAACGGCTTTTGGGGAAATTTTCGAAAATGCCGATTTTGTCCGACAAATTAAGTTTTAGGGGGTCGAAAAATGCTCGATAAAAGACAAAATAACGATAACATCCTATTCCGTGACATGCCGCTGGAGGATCAGCATGAGTGGTTTGGATATGCACAAAAGAAATTCCTGCACAACATCGATACATTTTATTATTCCTTGAAGTTCCGGAACGACTTCCGGCTGAAATCCAAGGATCCGCAGGTCGAGAAAATGCGCAAGTTCTTTAAACTGCAGTATAACTATCTGAACGGAAATGAAGATCAGCCGGAACTGTATCTTCCGAAACTCGGCAAGAATCTGTATCTGAAGCCGGTGACCTTCTCCCGGTTCTATACGACCTGTTTGAGTTATCCGGAGTACTTTGATATCTTTCTGGCTCCGGTAGTTCCAAAAGCGGCAGACGGTGGGGAGTCTGTCACTTGTGAGTGCGTGGTACAGATCCGCAGCTACATGCTCTGGATCATGGGCGTCCGGGATGCCTTTGAGAACAGCTATGAATATGTTAAGAACATAGCTGCATACTTCGGTCTTGAGATCGATTTCGTACAGGAGAACAGAGTAGACTATTGCTGGCACAGCAACTACCTCAAGGATCCGGAAACATTCTTCTCTCCGGAGAACTTCTACAAGATGCGTGTGGACAGGTTCAAGAATGCAACCTATGTCACAAACAAGGTCGGCTCCGAAGACTATGAGATCGACTATGTGGCACTGGGGAAGCGTTCTGATAAGGTATTCGTCAGGATCTATCAGAAGACCAGGGAAGTGATCGAACAGAATTACAAGCCGTGGTTCTTTCAGATCTGGGAAATGAACGGATTGATTTCTAAGTATGACAAATGGGTCTATGAACGCTGCTATCAGAAAAAGAATTGGTTCTATCGGTATACTGCAAGACTGGATTTCTTTCTGGAGCATGGTCAGGATCCGTATTATACAAATTATGTCCGGCAGATCCTGGACGGTACACTGACCATAGAAGAGGATGCTCTGATCCGGCTGGCTGATAAACTTACACCAAAACTCAACTACGTGGTAAATGTGGAATATCAGACCATGCGTAGACATTCCAAGAGCTATGATCTGATCCCGTTCAAGGATCACCGGAACAAGGGAGAATGCAAGCGGATCTATGACTATCTGGATAACCGGAAGCTGATCATTGACTATCTGACGGAACGGGTTTTTAAGATGGTAGAGAAAACCGGGGATTCCAAGAAGTACCGGAGACCGTACTGTGGTTTCTGGAAAGCTCTCCGCAGCACACGCTGTATTGACATGAAAATGACACCGGATGAGGTGAAGCTGGTAAGGAACTACAACCGGAAGCTCTCCGTGGAGTCCATGAAAAAGCGTGTGATCGGGTCAGCGGTGACCCTCGGCATCTATATGCGTGGGATCAATGAGGACAGCCCTCTGCAGGACTGCTTTGAAGCACTTCTCCGGATGAATGATAACGACATCATGGAAGCGCAGAGATATAAACAGAAAAAACTTCGGCAGTTTAATGAGGATGAACTTGCCGAAGTCTTCGTATCATCTGAAAAGCACCGCTTCCGTCTGCTGGATGAAAGTGACGGCACTCTCTACGATTATGATAGTATAAACGATTTAGATTTGCAAGGGGGAAAATCACTTGACCATCCAACAGCTCCGTGACGTATACATAAACAACCGGAGTACTTACTGCAGCACGGATACTATACTTAAGTATACGGATGATCTGGATCTGTTTTTCCGGTTCCTGGAAAGTCATTATCGGGTAGATCCTGCCGTGAGCGGCTTTGATTCACTTACTGGATCTGTCTACATGGATTTTATCCTGGAGCTGCGCACCAGGAAGATCAAGAACTCTTCTGTCCGGAGCTATTGCAGATCTGTAAAGGCGTTTCTGCACTGGACATATGAGAATAACTTTAGTCCAGATTATTTAAAGGGTGTGAAGCTGCCGAAGGATGATGCCGTGGCAGAGCTGCCATTATTCGTTGAGGATGTGGTAAAGATCGATGCGCTTTTCGACCGGGGCACAGAGCAGGGGCTGCGGAATTATTGCATCTTTCACCTGTTGCTTGACTGCGGCCTGCGCCGACAGGAAGTGTGTCATCTGCAGGTACATCATCTGGATCCGGAGCGGAACATCCTGCACATCGTCAATTCTAAGGAAAACAAAAGCCGGTTTGTGTTGATCCCGGACTTTCTGATCAGCGCATTGCAGGAGTATGACCAGCGCACCGGTATTACTTCCGGATATATGCTCCGTCAGCTTCGGGATCCGGAGTATCCGCTTACATCTAACACGGTGAAGATGATCTTTCAAGATCTGAAGATCAGCACCGGTATAGACCGGATTCATGCGCATCTGCTCCGTCACACGTTTGCGATCTCCTACCTGATCGGCGGCGGTAACCTGGAATTTTTACGTGTGTTCCTGGGGCATTATGATTATGCTGCAACGAAAACCTATGTTGCCATGGCTGCACAAATGAAGTTGCTCGGTGCTCCGGTGTATCAGCTGGATCCGATATTTTTCCAGCGTGGCTACTAGACACCATTAACAAGAGGTCAGGGTGTCTAGTGAGTTTCCGGGGACAAAAAAAGAACCGTCCCCGGAGCTCCTATGTCTCCAAAAACGATTCTCTCGAGTGCACCGCCAGGGGCTCGAACCCTG